GTTTCCCAGTCACGATCGTTCTGAGTTATAGGCAATACGCTTTGCAGTATCGTTCGGTCGAGGCATAGCAGGCATACATGACTTCATGATTAGTAAGGCTCTGTGTTGTAGCCTTTTTTATAACCCTTAGACATGTCTTGGCGCATTTGCTCATCAAGTGCATTAATCCCGTTAGGGTAAGCAGCTTTACCAGCATATGGCGAATCTGGCCACTGAGTCATAACAACCTCAGTCGGCATGTTTGCAAGATACTTGCTGTGATCTTTGGGCATCACAGACTCATCATGTCGCTTGCGCCCACCGTTCATTTTTGAACCGTAGTATTTCTTTTTAGCCATCGTTGGCCCTTTCGTAGTAACGTCTCATCACGAGACAGGATTAAACGACCCTCTAACTACGATTTGTTAGAATTACACGAAGTGTACTACAGGAATTACATAGCATACAAATGAGTAAAATTGTTGTGCAACTTTGTTATAAAAGTGATACAATAAAGGCATGAAAACAAAAGATTTTAACGAGTACCTTAAAAAGCGCTTAAGCCCAAAAGAAATCGATGAGATACAGCGCTCTGTAGATCTTGAAATTAAGAAAGGGTCAGTTGTGGCTATTTGGAATAAAGAGATAAACGATAAATTTATTGATCTAATTAATCATATTGGTGGAAACAAAGCATGGATAAGGCAACAATTAAAATTACCTGAACCAATTATGCGGGGTACATGTTTCAAAGATGGCATACGTACATTTACATTTAAATATGACAAAAAGAAGATAATTTTAAACTTCACGTGCAATGGGTGTAAATCAGAGATTAAGGAGCGTGACTCAAACGCAAAAAAATTATTATCGATGATAACAGGCTATAGTAACCCATCTCCTACAAAGGACGAATAATGAAATGGATTAAGACGACCGACAAACTGCCAGAAAAACACGAGTGGTGTTTAATTTTTCATAATAAACCAATTGAAATATCTCCCGCTATTTATAAATGTTGTACAAAATTGTCATATTTTTGGATTTATACTAATTGTAGCAGTAAGAAGTTAAGTATTGATAAGGTATCACACTGGATGCCACTCTCTAGTATCCCATTGCCTGAAGATATAACATAATGGCGGTTTTACTGGGATTCGAACCCAGATCTATCCCTCGACAGGGGATTATCCTAACCCTTAGACATTAAAACCTGAGTCTATTGCTGTAGATTTTCTAAGTTATTCATATCAAACTACTACGTGCTTCCACGTAATATTGTTTGCAATTTGATAGATTGTGTTACTACTAAGATTGTACTTCTTTTTCACTTGAAATTGCCTCATTCCGCTTGCCAAATCTTTTCGAATATTGGCTACATCTTCTTCTGTAAGGGTAGCACACCATTTTTTACTTCCTATTTGTTGATTATCACTGGCCGCTTTTTTTGAGTTTTCTGATGGACTAAGAAATTGACAATTCTCGGGTGAATAATCTTTGTTGCTATCAATTCTATCTATTGAAAGTCCTTTTTTCCACCCATTTGCCATTGACCAATTACAAAACTCCTTGAAGTTATTAACCCATTGCGAGCATAATTTAATCCCCTTACCACCATATATTTTATAATCTTGATTGTTGGGATTATAACACCGCTGCTTCATGTTCTTCCACGTTCGATAAAGTGGATGCTTGTTGGCCAGACCATGCTTTGTGTGATATTCATGATGGTTCTTGTTGCCATGACGACGCTGTTTGTAACAACCACAACTGCGGGGCTTTTTTGAGTTGATTTGGTAAGTAGTCCTAACAATCTCTTTGCCACAGTAACAAACACAATTCCATAAACGTCTTCTTTTGTTATTCTTGTCTGGATCTGAACGACCGTAATAACTTACAACTGTTAAGTACTCAGTCTTAATCCCGCACATATCTTTTAACATTGATGACCCTTCTTGTATCTCACAATTATAGATCAATACCAGTCAATGGTCTATCGTTATTGGATACTATTTAAGGGGCCTTGTGGTTCTCCAGGACTTTCTTGCGTTGCAAGCTGTGCATCTTGCTGGAGTTGTTGCTGATCACCTGCCCGCAATTGTGTCTCTTGAGCCTTAAGCATCTCGTTCAAGCTAATGACTTTCTCCAGATCTTGCAGGTCCATAGACTGAAGTTCTTTCATTGATTTTACAAGATCAAGAACGCCAGCATATCTATCCTTGACGGCCTCAGCTCTGCGCTCGTCAGCGAGGGCCACATTTTCTTGTACGCGCGAAGTTCTTTCTGCAAATAATCCTCGGTCCGCGAGACTACGTGCCTGTGCGAGCTCGGTTCGAGCTTGTTGCTCTTGGATTTGGGCTTGGAGCTGCATTTGTTGCTGTTGCTGTTGTTGCTCGTTGGCTTGCTGGATTGCTTGGGTAAGTTCTTTCTTGTTCTGGACTGTCGCTGACTCAAGTAGGACATCATCTGGAACTGGAACGCCAACCTCTTTGAGTTGCAAGAGTTGGGCGAACTGCATTTGTCGTTGTGTAGACGTGTTAAGACCATCTTCAGGCACTGCATCATACTTCCCAAACGCTTTATGATAAAACTGCGGACTCGGCTCTTCCTCGATGATACGCTTAACCTTACCAGGTGTAAAGTTTGCCTGCATAAGCTTGAGCTGTAATCTCCCAAGAAGACGCTGAGAACGGTCCAAGTTATCAAATAATTCTTGCAGAGTAGTAAGACCAGCCCCTTGTCTAAGCATGGACAGCACACCAGCTTTATCATCTAAAGCAGACCCTAAGAGTTCTTCGTTCACACCAGAGATCTGATTAATCTCATCAGCTAATGACTTTGCCATCTCCATCTGTGAGGGTGGAATCTGTGCGGGTTGGATACGTTCGACATCCTGAGGCTGCGATTCGGCCTTGCGCCATAAAACTTTGCCTTGTCCTGAAAAGAACGCATCTTTTGGGTTAACGAGTGAACCTTCCTTGGCAACCCATCCGGAGTTGATCTGCGACTCAAGGATATCCAGCTGAATAATTTTTTGTCGGTTGTAGAGGTACTGTGAGTCTCGTAAATTTCTGACCACGCCCTGGATTCTGTACGTATAGTCTTGCATCTGTGGGTTAAAGTGCCCAAAAACGGGTACGAATGGGTATTCATCGATTCCGTAAGGGTTTGGACCGTCGTGCATGACATGTCCTTGGACAAGGATGGCAAGACGAGTGGTTGGGACGTGCGTCTCTTGCATGATTACTTGGGGATAAACTGAAAGAAACTGTTCAAGCTTCTCAGGGTCATCGACGGTCCATTCCATCGTTTCACCAGTTTGTGTATCGATTAGTAATTTTTGCTCTCGATAGTCACGGTACCAGAACTCATCATATGTCAGCAAGCTCTTACCAGACATCATATAATTTTCAGGCATCATTTGGAATTTACCATCACCGCCCGGTTTACCAGAAAGGGACATGATCTCATCAGTAGCATCGGGAAGGAGTGATGCACACTCTTGCTTTGTCAGGTAGGTCCGCTTCCATATCCCATTACAATCAGAAAGATCAGCCTTTCTAAAAAAAGGATCGATCATATACGCGTTGTAGGGCACATGATCGACTTTGATGTCACCAGAGATTGGATCTTGTCGATAATCCATCCAGACGTGCAACAAATTTAAACCAGTAACAAGTGCTCCGTGGAATCCTTCAGAGATTGTTTCAAGAACGTTCTCAGTGTTGTTGTTCCACATGATAAGTTTTGTAAATTGGTCAGCCGTGAGCTCGTCACCATTCTCGCGAGGGGTGATAATCGTTGATTTTCTATTTCTGCGCTGGTACCCCGATATGTTTGATACGACGCGTCGGATTCTATTAAAGTTGAATGTTGAGCGTCGTGATGATGGGATGTTGGCATACAGATCATTCCAGAGGGCCTGATCACCCGCTTCAAACTGGGTATCTTTCCATGCTTCTGACCAGAAGGCGGCATTAACCGTGTACGAGTCAGTATAAAACTTCTCAATGAACGACTTGATATCCTGTTCTCGATCGGTTATTGGTCCTGGGTATTCTGGAAAGAGTGCCATGCTACTCCACGTTTATAAGGCCCGTCTGCGCTAAAGCTGCTTCGGACAAGGAAATTACTGCCAGCACCGTTAGTCTAGTTCGGAATACTACAAGTTTCAACAATATGGTTCATCAGAACGGCCAATCCTTATTGTAGTGTGTACCGTGCGCCTCGTGAAGCAGTCGTTGTGCGTCTTGTTCGGTCATACCCGGGCGAGCTTTTGGAAGAGATATACATAAATACCGAAATGCATCGGGAAAATGGGAATTTTTATGTTCAGGGACCATAAGCGGGTTTCCGTGCCGGTCCTGCTTTCTGTGGTATCCTTCAAGATCTTTAACAAGGTCCTTCGTGGTGCTCTCATTAAAGTACGTCTTGGGAAGTGTTGCACGAACTGCTTCTATCCCATCAGCAAGGCGAACTTCTGCCGGAGATGGCGCCACCATGAAGTTTATACCCATCTGCATTGCGAGCGTTTTACGAGTAATTCCTGAGCTGTATTCATGAACATTGATATCAAAGGGTGCAATATGGTGTGAGTATGTGTAGGGCTTTTGAAGTACATGGTGTATATGAGAATCAAGACCCTTCTTGTTTGATGAATAACTATCAATTATGCGAAGTGTACCACCGATATACTGCGCCCAAATTATACAGGTGTGATCGTCAAATCCCAAATCCCACCCTGTCATCACAGGATGCGAGGGTTCCCATGGAACATTTGTTATCTGATCATTTACCCGTAGCCGGTCAATATATTCTCCATAAAATGAGCCTTCTGTTTCCAGGAACGTGCAATAATATTCCTGTTTTGCCAGCACTGAAGACATAACACGATCATTTACTTCTTTTTGGACCGCCTCTTTGGATATAATTCCCGTATCTTCAATAGTAAGTAACTCAGAAAACCAATCTTCTGGAAAATCCTGCGCTATCTGATACATGTCATACAGCTGATTCTGCTTACCACGAGGTGTTGATATATAATGCGCCCATCCATCGTTGGCTACCAATATAGGACGTATAAGTTGTGATGCACGCTCATAATGAGGCGATAGGGCAAATTCAGAAAACACTATACCACGAACATTTGTACCAACAAGTGAGGAATCGGCATTATCTGCCCCAATTAGTTGGATATACGAATTATTATGAAACCGAATGATCATCTGTTGCTCATTTTTAGACGCTATCCATTTAGGATCAATAAAGTCCAAAAACTTTACCCCGTCATTCGTCATCCCATTCCAAACCACCTTACGACACTGGCTGTACGAAGGCAGGCAATAGAAGTAAACTCCGGGCGTCTCAATTGCAGCCATAACCATCAGATTGAAACTACACAAATCTTTGCCGGCCCTTCTGTGCCAAATAGAAATAAACCTTTTATATTTTCCTGAAAAGAACGCGTTTATAAGTGGTTTTTGATAATCTCGAGGTATAAACTCCATCAGTGGTTCCTACTTATTGTATTCGATAACAAGCTGTATCGGCATGTAATGTGTCAGTTCTTCATAGTCATGTGTGGGATAGATATATCGGTATGTTTTAGGATCTATGGCCATTGCATACTGATGAGCGAACGGGTCAAGAAACCCAAAGTGTGGTTCATCAGCCCACAGGATCAGTATGTTTTGTTGTGACTTGCGGACGGGGATATTTGTCACCTTAATCCAGTATTCATGTCCGGGTGGTGGTATCTCCATCCCCTTGTCGGTTAATCGGTAATGAACCGTGAACCGTTTATACGAGTGAAACTCTCGGAGTCTAATCGGTTTCTTGAGTTTTTCCAATTTTTGAGTCATTAAGGAGTCGCTCTTTTTCTTTGAGATAATCTTGTGCCCATTTTTCCGGGGTGACTGTGAGATTGATGTCTTGTTTTTTCCGGTCTGCTATGTAGTTGTAAGCGTCTTTATATTCTGAAAGATAGTGTATGAGTATCCCATCAACTCGTGCTTCGCCCTTCCGTTCTATTATCATCCGTTCACGCCGTGAGCCTAGAATATCTTTAGCGCTCTGCACTGCTTGCTTAAGTATCGGGTGGTCGTGTACCCATCTATCCCATGTCGATATTGGTATATTATATTTGTGAGCAAAGTCCATAATTCTGAGTGCGTCTGTATCGGTCTTAACCCATTCAACAAGTTCGTGTGCGAACAGTTCTATTTCTCGGGCTGTAACATTCGCTTCACGCTGCGGTACAGGGTTCTTTACACGTCTGTTAGATTTTGTCTTGGGGGGAGTAATTTTGCTATGATTGGTAGTTTTACTCATTATCTAGCTCTATTTGTATAATTGTTTCAGGTTCTGTTGCATATAGTTTGCAGGCGGTAATTTTTGTTATGATGTTGTCGTCGGTCCAGAGTATTTTGAGGCCTGCATCGAGTATAAATTTTATGTAATTATCCAGGTCGGGTCTGTTGGGTGCGGGGTGTCCGTAGAGTTTTTCTTTTTTTTTCACGGCGTATGAGGGTGGTGGTTGGATGTTGAATATGATGTTCAGGTTGAGTGGTTGGCTGAATGGTTGTGCTTGGTGTTGCAGTAGTTGTGCTTTCATGGTCCAGCCCGTTTGGGTCAGTTCTTGTTTTTGTGGGTTGTAGTGCGTGTGGTGTGGTACTGATGAAGCACATCGGTGTCGTTTCAGGGCTTGTGGTTGTCCGGGGATGGTTATGGTGATCATGCTTGCTCCTGTGGGTATGATCCTTTAAGAGCCCAAGGCGCGGGCATGATATTCGCCTGTCCGACGTAGCTTGTGCGTAGACGGAAGTGTTGGTGAATTATCAATACTACCTTGGGCCTGAAAATGAAACCATATGCATATAAGGGTTTAACAAATATGCGCTTCAAGTGTAGTAAATTGCGTTAGTATTCGTCAAGGTCAAGCTCGGTTGGCCCCGTCTCCGCCCAGGCTTCTTCGGGTAAATCCCTCCAGGGTCGGTCATCAGTATTTCCATGAGTGGTTATATCATTTGTGGGCCTGTCCGACGTAGCTTGTGCGTAGACGGGTTCTTGTTCGCTCTGCGGCTCTATTTTTTGGTAGCCGTCGGCGACGAACTTTTCTTGCAGCCGTTCAATGTAGTCGTTCGCCTCCTGGTCGCTGGTGAATTTTGGCATTTTTTTCACATCAAAGGTAAGTGGTTTACCCGAAGAACCCTTGGCGGAGACGGGCCTGTCCGACGTAGCTTTAGCGGAGACGGATTCGGGCTCTTTGGACTTTTGTGGACTTTTGTGGACTTTTGTGGACTCCACAATTTTTGTAACGGTTATTCTCAGGTTGTGCAGTTTGGGAATGACTATGTCTCGGTGGGTTGGTCCGGCCTGTATTTCCTGCAGGTAGGTTGCCATTGTGATTACGCCCATGTGGGTATCAAGAATGTATCGCAATGTCCATATGAGTATTTCTTTGTCTTCTTGTGGCCATTCGATTTCATCGTCTTCGATTGTTTTGAGGAGAATGCTTGTTTCTCGAACTTTTTCTTTATAGCTTTTTTCCTGCTTGCTCGCGTCACCTTGGCCGTGTGACACTTTCTGGATGATTGGTATGGTTCCATATTCAAAGTCGCTGTGCACGGCTTTTCCGTGGCAATTGGTGCATGTTGGAGCGCAGGCTTCTCTCCTGTAGGCTGGCTCATTGGCAAGAATATTCTCATCAACGGTAAAATCGTACGTCCCCGAATAGGAGTACTTCACGCCCTTATACTCAATAGAAAGCTCGTCAACCTTTTTACCCTGGGCCATTTTAGCCAAATTTGGCGCCTTACCGCACGGGACGCGTTCGAATATACTTGTATCACCGGTCAGATCAACAATCGCCTCAGCATGCATATTTGGAAACTCTTGCCCCATAAAAGAGGCGTATGAATCAAACTTGCCCTCTTGCCGATACTTTTCAATTGAATGGAATTCATAGATGGGGTCGAGTATCCTCTTACAAAACACTCGCTGATTGGCTTTTGACTGATTCGAAGAAGAGCTCTTATGTGTGCTCCCCTTTGAGGTATTTAATTCTTCTTTTGGGGCGTTCGGTCCTATGCCTAACGATTCTCTAAGTGCGTACATTTCTTTCCATTCAGGTCGAATCTCATGTGAGGTGCAGTACGCGTTTAATTGTTTCTTAAACTGTGCATAGGCAGATCTATTTCTTGGTGGATTGAACGCTGTCACATTAATCTTAATCACATCAAGGGGGAATGCAGATAACTCAACAGCTCCTGCTTGTGTTAACAAAACCTTGGGGCGTACGGTTTCAATAATAGCATCCAACATGGTCGTATTCTCCATTACTTTTCTCCAAAAAAGTTAGAAATGTTCGAAATTAGAAAAAGATTCAGATTATAGACAATTTGCACTTGACAGAATTCAGAAGGGGTGTAAACTGAGCTGTAAGCTCTTATTAATCTATACTTTACATTTGATTGTTTTAAAAAAGTTCTATTAAACGTTCTCTTAGAATATGAACGTTCTAAACTTTTAAAATAATCACTTGGGGAGGAGAGTGTGAGAGGAACCCCGCCAAAAATAGTGTTATTTGATTTGCCTAGTGTATATAATTGTAGATAGTTATTGACAAGTATGCGTGATGCATGTATCATTTAAAAACCTTTATGTTGGTTGGTTTATCATCATTTAGGCTTGATATGTGTTTTGCATGTATCATTTAAAAACCCTTCTGGTTAATG